CATTATCCGTGCGCTGGGTGAAGAATTCTCCACAGTGCTGGCGGATTTACAGCGCACATTTGAGGGGAAAATAGCCGCGCAGGCACAAATGTTTGAAGAAAAACTGGCTTCCCTGTCTGTGGTATTACAGAAGTGCGTGACGGGCGATGATGTGCGTCCGATGCTTGAGCAGATGGTGAAGGAGGCGGTAAGCCATATCCCTGTTCCGCGCGACGGTCGTGACTACGATCCCGATGTTCTGCAGAAGGCGGTGAATGATGCGGTCGCAAATATTCCGCAGCCAGCGGACGGTAAAAGTCTCACCCCGGATGATGTGCGTCCGATGCTTGAACAGATGGTGAAGGAGGCGGTAAGCCATATCCCTGTTCCGCGCGACGGTCGTGACTATGATCCCGATGTTCTGCAGAAGGCGGTGAATGATGCGGTCGCAAATATTCCGCAGCCGGCGGACGGTAAAAGTCTCACCCCGGATGATGTGCGTCCGATGCTTGAACAGATGGTGAAGGAGGCGGTAAGCCATATTCCTGTTCCGCGTGATGGTCGTGACTACGATCCGGAAGTATTGCAGAAGGCGGTGAATGATGCGGTTGCGAATATTCCGGTACCGGCGAACGGTAAAAGTATCACTCCCGATGATGTGCGTCCGATGCTTGAGCAGATGGTGAAGGAGGCGGTAAGCCATATTCCTGTTCCGCGCGACGGTCGTGACTACGATCCGGATGTTCTGCAGAAGGCGGTTCTGGATGCGGTGAGTGCCCTGCCGGCTCCGCAGGACGGGCGTGATGCCACGGCACTGGAAATACTCCCCGCCATTGACGATCAAAAATCCTTTCCCCGGGGCACGTATGCCACACACCAGGGCGGACTCTGGCGGGCGTATGAAAAAACGCACGGGATGCGGGGATGGGAATGCCTGGTTGACGGGGTGGCCGATATTGACGTCAGCATGACCGGCGAACGGTCGTTCACTGTGGTGGTCCGGCAGAGCAGTGGCCAGCGTACGGAAAAAACATTTTCCCTGCCGGTGATGCTCTACCGCGGTGTGTTCAGAGCCGGTGAAACCTACCACCCCGGCGATACGGTGACGTGGGGGGGCTCGCTGTGGCACTGCAACAGTATGACCGAAGATAAACCCGGAGAAGCTCATTCATCAGCCTGGACCCTGGCTGCAAAACGTGGGCGGGATGCAGGAGGCGGAAAATGACGGCATTACTGACACTGGAGGAGATCAAGGCACATCTGCGTGTTGACCATGACGCGGATGATGAGATGCTGATGGACAAGGTTCGTCAGGCTACCGCCGTGCTGCTGGCCTACATTCAGGGCAGCCGGGATAAAGTGATTCGTGAGGACGGTGAACTGATCCCGGGTGAGGCATTAACCCGGATGAAGGGGGCTGCCATGCGACTGACCGGGATGCTGTACCGGAATCCGGATCTTGCGGAGCGGGAAGACCTCGTGCAGGGGGAGCTGCCGTTTTCTGTTTCCGTGCTGATTTACGATTTGCGTTGTCCGACGGTGTTATGAGGAGGGGGAATGGCAATATCTGCAGGTCGTCTGACACAGATGATAAGTGTTCTGAACCCGGTGTTAACCCGTAATGCTGCCGGAGAAATGACGGAAGAATGGGTGTCATGCGGGAAAATTCATGCGGATATCCGGGGCAGGAGCAGCCGGGAGCGGATGCAGTCCGGTGCGGAAATGGCGCAGGCGGAAATCCGCATCTGGGTGCGCGGTCAGTCCGGTCGGGAAATCACGGCAGCGTCACGACTTCATGTGCTGAGTGGTCCCTGGCGTGACTGTATCCTGAATGTTGTCGGGGTGCCCGTGCCGGATGCGACCGGCGGGCGCCTGGAAATTCTCTGTCGGCTGGGAGGGGAAAAATGATCGAAACCCTGCTGGATTTTTCGGGACTTGAAGAAATAAGCCGTAATTTGCAGCTTCTGAGTGGTGCAGAAAACAACCGGGTACTGCGTGAGGCAACCCGCGCGGGGGCGAATGAACTGAAAGAAGAAGTGGTGTCACGGGCACCGGTGCGCAGGGGAAAACTGCGCCGCAATGTGGTGGTCCTTTCCCGGCGTTCCCGCGATGGCGGGATGGAATCCGGTGTGCATATCCGTGGTGTTAATCCGGACACCGGCAACAGCGATAACACCATGAAGGCGGATAACCCGCGCAATGCTTTCTACTGGCGGTTTGTGGAAATGGGGACCGTGAATATGCCACCGCACCCGTTTGTGCGCCCGGCGTTTGATGTGCGCAGTGAACAGGCAGCTCAGGTGGCGATTGCGCGGATGAACCGGGCCATTGATGAGGTACTGAGACGATGACGGAGGCGGATTTGTATCCTCATCTGGCGCATCTTGCCGGCGGGCAGGTGTACCCGTATGTGGTCCCCCTGCTGGATGGCAGGCCGTCGGTGGCGCTTCCGTGGGTGGTTTTCAGCCTGATTTCATCGGTGTCTGCGGACGTGATGGGCGGGCAGGCGGAGTCCTCAGTGTCGGTGCAGATAGACGTTTATGCCGGGACTGTGACGCAGGCGCGTCAGATACGTCAGGACGCCCGTGAAGCCATAATGCTGCTGGCCCCGGGATCCGTCAGTGAAATGCAGGACTATATTCCGGAAAACCGCTGTTACCGTGCAACCCTGGAGTTTCAGGTCACGGTGTGACTTTTTCTTTTTTTCTACAAAACCCATACCCCGCCGCGTGCGGGTTTTTTATTATCAGGAGGCAGAATGTCTGCTTTGTATGAACGCTCACAGCTGACGCAGGTGATGATTTCATCTGCCCCGGCGACTGCTGAAACTATGGATAAGGCGGAATATCTGCGCCTGGACTGCACCATCAAGGAAGTCCAGTTCACCGCCGGTCAGAAACAGGATATTGATGTGACCACGCTCTGCTCCACAGAGCAGGAGAACATCAACGGTCTGGGGGCGTCGTCCGAGATTTCCATGTCGGGTAATTTTTATCTGAATCAGGCCCAGAACGCCCTGCGTGATGCCTATGACAATGACACGGTGTATGCGTTTAAGGTGCAGTTTCCGTCCGGTAAGGGCTTTAAGTTCCTGGCGGAAGTGCGTCAGCACACCTGGTCATCCGGTACCAACGGCGTGGTGGCTGCAACGTTTTCACTGCGTCTGAAGGGTAAACCGGTGTCCTATGTGGTACCGCTGGCGTTTGTGAAAAATCCGGAGAAGACACTTACCGTGAATACCGGTGCGCTGCTGACAATGTCAGTCAGTGTCAACGGGGGAACGCCGCCTTATAAACACGCCTGGAAGAAGGATGGTCAGCCGGTAGAGGGACAGACTACTGACACTTTCAGTAAAGCCAATACGCAGTCAGGTGATAAGGGGGCTTATACCTGCGAGGTAACGGATTCTGCAGAACAGCCGCAGAGCATTACCTCTGATGCGTGTACAGTAACGGTTAATGGTGCGGGCGGATAAGGCTTATGGCAAAAGATCTGAAAACACTGGCGCTGGCCAGACTGTCGGGGTTCCGTCATAAAACGGTGAAGGTGCCGGAATGGGGTAATGTCAGCGTGGTGCTGCGGGAGCCTTCGGCAGAGGCCTGGTATCTGTGGCAGGAAGTGCTCAATGGTGATGGAGAGGATGACGATACCCTGTCGGTGGTGGCGAAAACCCGCCGTAACCTGGAAGCGGATGTGACGCTGTTCTGCGATGTCCTGTGTGATACGGATCTGCAGCGGGTGTTCACTCCGGACGACCGTGAGCAGGTGCTGGCCGTCTATGGTCCGGTACATGCCCGGTTGCTGCGTCAGGCACTGGAACTGATCGCTGATGCAGAGTCGGCCAGAAAAAAGTAGCCCGCCCGGAAATTCGCTTTCTGATGCGACTTGCGCTCCGTCTGGGGCGCACCTTATCCGAACTGCAGCACAGCCTGAGTGCGAGCGAGGCGATGATGTGGATGGAGTTCGACAGGGTATCCCCGCTGGGTGATGAGCGCGGGGATATCCGTAATGCACAGATCGTGAAAGCGGTTTTTGGGGCACAGGGGATGAATGTTGCACTGAAGGACGCCATGCTCTGCTGGGGCGAGGATGAGGATAAGCCGGAGGTGGATCCGTTTACGGCGCTGGAAGACGCGCTGAGCTTTGCAGCACAGTCATGAATGATGAGAACCGCTGAGGCGGTTTTTTTACGCCCGGAGAAAGGTGAATGGCGACGTTACGTGAACTGATTATCAAAATTTCGGCAAATTCGCAGTCATTCCAGTCGGAGATCCAGCGGGCTTCCCGCATGGGCAGTGAATATTACCGGACCCTGCAGAATGGCGGGCGTCAGGCTGCCGCAGTCGCCCGGGAGCAGCGACGCGCCCTGGCTGAGCTGAACAGCCAGTTGACGGAAATCCGCGCTTCAGCTGCCGGAACGGCGGGGGCATTTGCAGGTGCCTTTGCCACCGGACACCTGATTTCTCTGGCCGATGAATGGAGTTCCGTGAATGCCCGACTGAAACAGGCGTCGCAGTCATCCGATGAATTTTCGTCATCACAGAAAGTGCTGATGGATATCAGCCAGCGGACGGGCACGGCATTTTCAGATAATGCGGCCCTGTTTGCCCGCTCGGCAGCCTCAATGCGTGAATATGG